TTGGAATGCCATATTCCGCACGCTTGGCCTTTACTCAGGAAAAATCTCTGCTGACACTTTAACTACTCAATGCAGACGAAACACAAAACCTGAAATGGCTGAAGCAAAAGGTAAAAGACTCTTGATAGCATCAGAGCTTCAACAAGGTGCAAGACTGGATGAGTCAATGGTAAAACAGCTAACATCAACTGATGAAGTTCAAGCAGAAAAGAAATATAAGGACCCATTCCATTATGTGCCTTGTCACACGCTTGTACTTTATACAAACTACCTTCCACGCATTAGTGGGATTGATGATGGAATCTGGGATAGGCTATATGTCATTCCATTTAACAACAAACTTAGAGGTGGCGCTGAAGACATCAAAAACTATGCTGACTTCTTGTTTGAAAATGCTGGTGAGTACATTTTGAAGTGGATTGTTGAAGGTGCCAAAAAAGTAATTGAAGCTGAGTACAAACCTACTATGCCTGCAGTGGTAAGAGAGGCGATTGACAGCTATCGTGAACAAAATAACTGGTTCAATCACTTTCTTGAGGATTGTTGCGAGAAAGATAAAAAAGCATATGTAAGCTCGAACCAACTCTATGCCGTTTACCGCAGATACAGTGCTGAAAACAATGAGTACACCAGAAGCACAAATGACTTTTATGGGACTCTTGAAAAGTACGGCTTCAAGCGTGGAACGGAGAAAAGAGTGCGTGTGATTTATGGTTTAAGACTGTCCGTCACGAATGAAATTGATGAGGACTTCCTTACGTAGTAAGGAAAAGGGTCCAAAAGTGCAACCTCTACTACCTCGTCTAATAAGACTTGTTATAGGAAGATTTTTAGGTCAAAAAATAGTATATAGAGAAGTTCTGGCGGATGAGGTCGTAGAGGTTGCACATTATACACCTGACGCACCTAAAAATAGAGAAAAAACAACACACATAAAGGAGCAACAAATGGAAAAGAAAATCGAGCAAAAACTCGTACAACAGATAAAGAAAAATAAAGGAATGGCACTAAAACTTGTATCCCCAGGATGCGCTGGTGTTCCTGACCGACTTATCCTGTTCTTCCCTGGCAAATGTGCGTTTGTAGAAGTAAAGGAAAAAGGGAAAAAGCCAAGGAAGCTCCAACTGAAGCGACATGAGCAATTAAGGCAAATGCGATTTAAAGTGTTTGTTTTAGATGACGAGGAGCAAATTGAAGGAATTATTACGGAGGTTCTAAATGAAAGTAAGAATGACGTGTGATTATTGCGGGAAAGAAATGATAAAAGAAATTTGTCCTAGCACAAATAAAAAACACTTCTTTTGTAGTAAACAATGCCTGGCTGATTTCAGTAGTAAATCGAGAAATCCAGAAAAGTACGCTGATTTAAAAGACTACACAAATATGTCTATTCATCTAACAAATTTAAATAAAGAACTAAACCCTACAAGGATGGTTCCTGAAACAAGACAAAAAATAAGAATCAGTCGTTTAGGAAAAGGAAAGTGCAAAGGTTATGCAAAGCTTTATAGTCGACACGAGCATAGAGTTATTGCTGAAGAGATGCTTGATAGGCCATTAAAACCAGATGAGGTTGTTCACCACGTTGATGGAAACATAAGAAACAATGACCCTAATAATTTGAGAGTTTTTTCTTCACAAGCCGAGCATGCAAAGTTTCATAGTGAACTGAGCAAGGTGCTAGAAATTATCAATTCATGAAAGGAGGTACAAAATCAATGCAATTTAATCCACATTCATATCAGAAGTATGCAATTGATTTTATAAAAAACAAGCCCATATCTGCCATTTTACTTGATATGGGCTTGGGTTAGGTAAAACAGCTATAACACTTACTGCATTAAATGATCTCCTATTCGACTATTTCACATCACACAAAATCCTAATAATAGCACCTCTTCGTGTGGCAAGAGAAACTTGGCCTAATGAAATCAAAAAGTGGGAGCACTTAAAAGACCTCAAATACTCAGTAGTAGTTGGGACGGAGAAAGAAAGGATGACAGCACTTTACCAACCTGCCGACATCTACATCATAAATCGTGAAAATGTCTGCTGGCTTGTAGAGAATTGGAAGTTCGACTTTGATACTGTTGTTGTGGATGAACTAAGCAGCTTCAAGAATGGAAAAGCAAAAAGGTTCAAAAGCCTGATGAAGGTAAGACCTAAAGTAAAAAGGATTGTCGGTCTAACTGGTACTCCAGCTGGAAACGGTCTAATGGATCTATGGGCTGAGTTTAAGGTTCTTGACATGGGAAAAAGACTCGGAAGGTTTATTTCTGGATATCGTGATGAGTACTTCTTACCCGATAAAAGAAATGGCCAGGTCATATTCACATATAAACCCAAAGATGGAGCTGAGGAGCTAATCTACAAAAGAATCAATGACATCACAATTTCAATGAAGGCACAAGACCACATTAAAATGCCAGAGTTAGTTGAGGTTGAGTATCCTGTTTATCTAAACGATAAAGAAAGGAAAAAATACGAGGAACTAAAGAAGGAGCTGGTCCTTTCCTTAGATGGCGGCGAAATAACAATAGCAAATGCAGCTACTCTCGCAAACAAACTCAGTCAAATGGCAAATGGTGCTGTCTATGACGATGACGGTAAAGTACTAGAACTGCACGATAGAAAACTTGAAGCCTTAGAGGACATTATCGAATTCTCAAATGGTAAAAATCTACTTGTCGGGTATTGGTTCAATCACGATTTAAAAAGGATTGAAAAGAAACTGGATGAACTGGGAATTACCTATGCGAAGCTTGATAAAAGTGAGGACATCGAAAGATGGAATAAAGGCGAATTACAGGTTGGCTTAATTCATCCTGCATCAGCTGGCCATGGACTCAATCTTCAAGAAGGTGGTTCTAACCTTGTCTGGTATGGACTTACTTGGAGCTTAGAACTTTACCAGCAAACTATAGCAAGGCTCTATCGCCAAGGCCAAAAATCTGAAACTGTTGTTATACAACACATAATCACAAAAGGCACGATAGATGAAAGCATCCTATCAGCTTTAAGAAATAAAGATAAAACACAATCAGCCCTCATTGATGCTGTGAAGGCAAACATCTAACTGGAGGAAATTCAAATGAAAAAATACTACGACAACTATCCACCATGTGTGCATTTTGGCTGTGAAGATTGCTTTGCAAGATTATCTGGTGGTAAATGTGACATTTTAACTAATACATACTTCAATGGGAAGAAATGCCCATTCTATAAAAAATCAACACCTGAGATTATGAAGGAAGTTGAAAAGTACAGGAAGGAAGATAAAGAAAACTTCAACAAAAAGCAAAGGAGAGTTTAACAATGGCAGTTGATCCATATGAAAGATTAGCCTTTGCGATTGTATCTAACGCTGTGAAGGATTACAGGAAAGCTGCTACGAGGCTAAAGAAAAACCACGAAAATTATAAAGCTTATCTTGAAATCCAAAGATGTGAGGAGTTCTTTCAATCAGAATGGTGTGACATGTTATGTCAAGGAAAGTTCTCTGGAACATCAATACTAAAAAAATTAAAGGAGGAAGCAGGCGATGAATGCTACTATAAACCAAAAAATAGAGTTCCTAAACAGACCGTCAAAGTTAAAAAAGAAAATCGAACGCATGGAAGAAAGAGCCGCAGAATATGATAGGCTTGCCTCATCTCCTTCGAGTCCTAATTATGAAACACCAAGAGTTGACGGCACAAAGAGCAAAGACGCTCCTTTCTTAAAATGGATATACAAGCTAATGGAAATCCAAGAAAAGATTGAGGATGAGAAAAGAAAATATGATGAGGTTCTTTGCGAGACTGTTTCAGCCATTGAAAAAATGGAAAACGAAGAATATAAAAGCGTTCTTACTTACCGCTACATCAATAACATGCTGTGGGAAGAGATAGCTGACGCTTTAGAAACAACTGAAAGAACAATCTATAGGTGGCACCGAATGGCACTTGATGTTCTTGAGATATAAAAAATGTCAGTCAATGTCAGTTGATGTCAGTCAATGTCAGTTGATGTCAGTTAATGTCAGTACATGTCAGTCGATGTCAGTCAATGTCAGTCGATGTCAGTCAATGTCAGTCGATGTCAGTCAATGTCAGTCAATGTCAGTACATGTCAGGGTATTGACTGTGGTATGATTATAATGGGGAAACCCGAAAAGAAAACATAGGTCAACAGTTAGCGCTGCTGGCCTTTTTTCATACCCTGAAAGGAGGACATGGATGCCATACAAACCAAAGAAACCATGTGCTTATCCAGGATGTCCTAATCTAACCTACGGGATGTATTGTGATGAGCACAAAAAGAAAACAAACAAAGACTATAACGACTACCAAAGAGATCCAAAGCTAAAACATAAATACGGGAACAATTGGCAAAGAACCAGAAACAGATACATCAAAGCACACCCACTGTGTGAGGATTGCTTGAAGGAAGGAAGAATGGTTATTGCTGAGGAAGTCCATCACATTTTACCTGTAAGGATGGGAGGTACAAATGAATGGAAAAATCTAGCTGCTCTTTGTAAGTCATGTCACAACAAAAGACACATTGCTTTAGGTGATAGACGCGTGTTCTAACCCCTAGGGGGATGTGAATCTTAAAACCTAAAGAGGCTCGGAAGCGGGCGTGGGCTCATACGCTAATTTTTTTGATTTCAAACGGGTGATTGACCCACGAATTTGAAAATGCAAACAATAATTTTTCAAAAAATAAAAGGAGGATAACATGGATAAAGAAATAAGAATAGAGCTGTTTCGTAGCACTAAACCAAGATTGGTTGCAAGTAAAGAATTACAAGAATTCATAAATGGTTTTATCAAAGAAGGATGGAATTTTAAATCCATTCTGTTTCATTCAGATATCTTGGCCTACGAGATTTTGTTAGAAAAAGGGAGTGTGAGTGAAAATGGCAAAAGACGGAACTGCTAGAGGCGGAAGGCGTACAAATTCAGGAAAGAAAACTACTGCTCACGCAACTATATATGGCGAGATGGTTGGCCTTAATGGATTGCCTACTCCTGATGAACTTGAAGGAGTCGAATGTCCTCCTGTTGATGAGTTCATGAAGGCAAAACAAAAAGATGGAACTGACATGGAAGCGGAGCGTGTTTACAAAGCCACTTACCTTTGGCTAAAGAAAAAAGGCTGTGACAAGCTCGTAGCTAAACAACTGGTTCAGCAATATGCGATGAGCGTAGCACGTTGGATTCAATGTGAGAACGCACTATCAACTTATGGTTTCCTTGCAAAGCACCCTACTACATCAGCAGCAATTGCATCACCTTATGTCTTGATGGGTCAAACCTACATGAAGCAAATAAATGCTACTTGGTTTCAGATCTATCAGATCGTTAAAGACAACGGTTCTGCTGGTATGGAAGAGCTAGAAGACAGCGATATTATGATGGAAGCTTTGCTTAAGACTAAGAAAAGATAACGGAAAGACACGCGTCTTGAAGGCCAAAAGACGTGAAAAGACAGCAGTCTTAAGACCAAAAAGACGTGGTCTTAATGGGGAATATTGGTGGATATTGGCAAAATATCGCGGTATCTCCCGCTTTATTGTGTATATTTGCAAGTCTTAAAGTCTGGAAGACGAGCGTCTTAAGTACGCAAGACAACCAAGATACCGATGTCTTAGACTGAAAAGATACGGAAAAGACAGCAAAAAGACAGGTGTCTTAAGGCCAAAAGACACCAAGTATTAAGGGATGAGACATCGTCTAGAGTGCCACATCTTCTGCATAATACCTAACATCTAGACAACAAATACACATTTTTGAAGGAGGAAAGTAAATGTTCGAGAAGGTAAACCCAAAGCACCCTGATAAGGTTGCAGATAGGATTGCAGGGGCAATTGTTGATTTAGCCTATGCATCCCAAGAAAACCCTAGAATCGCTGTTGAAGTTTTGATTGGACATGGCAAGTGTCACATCATCACCGAAACATCAGTATTCTTGGATAGAAAAGAAATAAATAAAATTGTGAAGCGCATTGCTGGTAATGTGCGTGTGGACTATGTTGAAGTTCCACAGGACCCACAGCTTGCAAACAATCAAAAAGGAAAAATCAGATGTGGTGACAATGGCATCTTCCGTGGTGTCCCACTTACAAAAGAACAAAAAACACTATCAAGGATTGCAAGAGAGATTTTTGCAAGATTTCCTTATGATGGCAAATACATCCTTGATGGTAAAAAGCTAATCATTTGTCAATCAAACACACAGGCTGAAGAGCTAAAGAGAATTTATCCTTCAGCTACTATTAATCCGCTCGGCTACTGGACTGGTGGAACAGATGTTGATACAGGTGCTACTAACCGTAAGCTTGGCTCTGACATGGCTGATTCAGTTACAGGCGGTGGCTTGTGGGGCAAAGATACATCCAAAGCCGATGTATCAATAAACATCTACGCTTGGCTTAAGGCTCAATCAACTGGTCAGGTTGTTGAACTTTCCTGTGCTATTGGAGATGAGACTGTTGATGGTAGACCTTATAGCGAGATTGTTGAAATTGCAAAAGAGTATATAAACGATTTAGGTGGATTTGAAAAATTTGCTGAGTGGGGGCTTGTGTAATATGGCAGACAAAAACACTACTTATGAAATTGTTGAAATTGAAAAATTAATACCTTACGTGAATAATGCCCGAACTCATAATGAAGCACAAATTGAAAAGATAGCAGCTTCAATTAGAGAGTTTGGGTTTTTAAATCCTATCATCGTTTCTGAAGACTACACGATTCTTTGTGGGCATGGCAGATACTATGCTTCAAAGAAACTAGGACTAACAAAGGTACCTTGCATAAAAGAGTCTCACCTAAGTGAAGCACAGAGAAAGGCCTACATCTTAGCTGATAACAGAACTGCTGAAGACGCTGGATGGAATGATGACTTACTTAAAGTCGAGTTAGATTTCTTAAAGGAACAGGCATTTGACCTTTCACTTACAGGCTTTGATGACAAAGAAATAAATGCGCTCTTCGATACTGACAATGAGGCTAAAGAAGATAATTTTGATGTTGATGAGGAATTAAAGAAACCAGCATTCTCAAAGCCAGGCGATATTTGGCATCTTGGTAAGCACACAGTTATTTGTGGTGACTCAACGCTCCCAGATACTTTTAAGACCTTATTAGGTGATACTAAGGTAAACCTTGTATGCACTGATGCCCCATATTTTGTAAAACTTGAAAGCACGAGCGGAACGATTACTAATGATGATCTAAACGATAAAGAAGGATACGAGTTCTTACTTAAGGCTTTTACAAACTTCAAAAACGCGATGGCAAAGGATGCTTCCATTTATGAATTCTATGCAACAATGAAAACTAGAATCTTCTATGATGCATTTGAAGATGCAGGATTTAAAGTTGGCGCTGGCCTTATTTGGAAAAAGCCTAAAGCACCATTTATGAGAACTGACTGGAAATTCAATATGGAACCAATCATCTGGGGTTGGAGAAAAGATGGTAAGCACATCTGG